AATTTTACAGAAAATACATTGAAAGGAGGAGTCACCATGTTGACTCAAATTAATGAAGAGATTAAAAGAATAATCTCAAGGAACTCTAATCTGACTCATTACCTAGAGTCATTACTCAAGGATGTTCCATTTACACATCGGTCGTATTTGTACGATGGAAATAAGGAATTTCACAATCCTTATTTAACTCCGCAAGCAGCTTTAGATGTTTGGGAGAAGAAGTTAAGCGTCTTAGAGAACGGCGATAACTTCGAACGAAATGTATACCAGTTCGAGCTTCCCCAGAAGGAGAAGTACGGCCCCCAGGGCGGGCACGAACCGATTGGCGCTCTGATGAAAGAGATAGTGCTTCCATCATTTGTGCGCGGTATGCAGGCGGGCAAGCCGCTTCCAGTCGAACTGACGCCGGAGCTCGAAAGAGCTTGCGAGAATGTTGTGGCGATATTCAAGCGTTTCGGCGTTGGTAATTTAAGCCCCAGGGCTGTTGAGAGGGTCATAGATGATATGCGTGCTCGTGATACCCTCAACTCTAACTCCGGGTTCCCTGACTACGCGCAAAGGGATCTGCCTAAAGTTAGATTTGCCGCTATTAAGGCGTGTAAGAATGGCGTTTGGAAAACGTATCCTGCAATAGCCTTATTTAGACGGTATAATGGCAAGACGAGATTGGTCTGGATGTTTCCTATGGCAGTCAATCTCCAGGAAGGACGCTTCTTCCAACCGCTTATGGATGCCATTATGAAGTCTGGGCTCAGTAGTACCTTTTTCTGTCCATGGAAAGGTTTCGAAGCAGTCAGACAACAAATTACGTATGCTTATAATCGCGGTGCGGCTATAGGCGCCTCTGATTTCACCTCCACCGACGCGCATTTCCAGCTTAATGCAACTCGGATTGTTTTCAGAGTATTACGCGAACTGTTTAAGCCACAGTATCGCGAGGAATTGTGGGAGTCATTAAGTTATATGCATACAATTCCTTTGCTCGTTGGGCCAGATAAAATGTTAACTGGTGCCCATGGCGTATCTTCGGGTTCAAACTGGACTAACTTCATTGAAACGGTATATGATATGATTATTAGCGAGTATGTAACGCTGACTAGTAAGAGTGCGATATCGAAGCCAATATCCGGTTTGTACGCTATTGGTGATGACATGGCTTGGCTTGCATCAACAGGCTTTCCCTCATCCGAACCTACTTTCCAAGAGTACTTGGAGAACGTTGGCTTGGCGTTCGGACAGGTTATCAAGGCAGATAAAACCACTGCCGAGCCGGATAGGGTAAAGACGCTTCAGCGTCTATTTCAGCGCGGCTACAGGAGATCAGACGGGATGTGTAAGGGAGTTTATCCTACTATCAGGGCATTAAAGTCTTCTATCTATCCAGAGAGATATCATCACGGCTGGTCATCAGACATGTTTTGCGCGAGGCAGTACATGATTCTCGAAAACTGTGTGGACCATCCATTATTCAAAGATTTTGTCGAGTTTATTGTGCGCGGCAATGTGCATCTAATTCCGTTTGCTCACAAAGACTCGAAGCGACTGGACGCAATCACCCGGCAAGCCAGATCTATTCCGGGGCTGAATCCCACGTACAACCAGGAAAAGAGGGATTCGTCATTGGCGAACTTCGAAAGCATAGCTGTTGCAAGGGAGTTGTCAAGATAGTGGAGTTGGG